AAATTACTGCTGCTGACTTTGCAGCTCTTAGAAAAAAGAAAAAGAAATGAAAGTCAAAGGTATTGATATGTCTAGTCTTACTAAAAGACAACAAGACACTATGAAGAAACATAGCCAACACCATACAAAGAAACATATGCAGTATATGCTTAACTCTATGAAACGTGGTGCAACATTTACACAAGCTCACAAACGAGCACAAAAAAGTGTAGGTAAATAATGGCACAAGTAAGTTGGATGTGGGGTGGCAAAAGATATTATGGTACTCTTATTAGAGAAACTAAGACACATAAGTTTGCTAGAACCAAAAACGGCAAAATAAAGAAGATAAAGAAATAATGGCTATTCCAGCAAGTGCAAAATCAGCATTACAGAAAAAAGCAAAGTCAAGTGGTATATCGTATAGCACACTAGCAAAAGTTTACAGGAGAGGTCAAGCTGCTTATATGAGTTCTGGATCAAGACCAGGTACAAGTATGGGTGCTTGGGCTATGGGTAGAGTAAACAGTTTTATAAAAAAAGGGCATAAACAAGATGATGACTTGCGTGGTGGAAAGAAAAAGAAGTAGTGTCTAAAAGAAAACAACCTTATAGATTTGGAGTACCAGCAAAGTATTTAGCAGGTTTATCTGATACAGCAGCAAGAAAACGTGCTGCAGAAATAAAACGTACAGCTAAAAAATATAAAGCTGGTAAGAAAGTCAATATTAAAAAAGTACAGAAATCAAGAGTATCTGACAAGAAAAAAAAGAAATAATGGCTGAAAGAAAAACTTGTAGCAATAAAGGTTGCGAGAAAAAGTTTACAGCACACTCTAATAAAAAAATATATTGTTCTGATCAATGTAATCGTAAAGCGTATTACAAAAGAAAAAAACTAGAACAAGCATCTACACAAATGACAGTATCTCGTGGTGAACACTATGAGGATTATGTCAAGCTATATGCAGAGAAAGTAGAAAAGAAACTTATACAAAAACAACAAGTAGCAAAACTATTAGATGTATCTAATACGATTGTTACAAAGATGCACGAAGCATACAAAGTAGATAAGGTTAATTTAAAAAAAGCAGAAGATTGGGAAACACCAAAAGAAGCTATTGAATCTTTACGCAAGTTTGAAGATTTTAGAGATAGATACTTTAAAACAGAAACAGGAGAGAAATACGAAACAGCAGACTTTCATCAAAAATGGATAAACGCTATATTGACAGCTATTGATGAGGGTAACGAACAAATGATATTATCTCCACCACGACACGGCAAGACAGACTTGCTTACACACTTTGCTGTATGGCAGATATGCAAAAATCCTAATGTAAGAATTATGTGGGTAGGTGGTAACGAAGAAATAGCAAAGAACGCTGTAGGTTCTGTGTTAGACCACTTAGAACATAATCAAAAACTTATAGAGGACTTTTGCATACCAGGTCAAGCATTTAAACCAAAGAATAGATCAGGTAAGTCTTGGACAGCAGGACAATTTACTGTAGCTACTAGAACTGTAACTGGTATTAAATCACCGACAATGGTAGCTGTAGGTAAGGGTGGTAAGATACTTTCTCGTGATACAGACTTAATTATTGCTGATGACATAGAAGATCACGGCACAACAATACAACCTAGTGCTAGAGAACAGACTAGACAATGGTGGACAACTACTTTGTCATCTCGTAAAGAGGAACATACAGCAATAGTTATTATTGGATCAAGACAACATCCTGAAGATTTATACAACTTTTTATTAGAAAATCCACAAATGCACAAGATTGTAGAAGAAGCACATAGTGCAGAGTGTGTAAAACCAGAAACAGAGTTTGATGAACATACTGATTGTATGCTATGGGAAAAGAAACGTAGTTACAAATGGTTGTATTCACGATTACAAGCTGCTGAAACTACAGGTGGTAAAGCAATATTTGAGATGGTATATCTTAACAAAGCATTTGCAGAAGGTATAGCTATGTTTGATGTAGAAGAAATAGATAGTTGTAGAGATTCAAATAGGATAATTGGACAAGTACCTGCTGGGGTAAAACTTATAGCAGGACTTGATCCAGCTTCTACTGGTTATCAAGCAGCGTTTTTATGGGCAATCAATACTGACACAGGCAAAATGTATATGATTGATATAGAAAATCAAAAGGGTGGTGGCATTATACAGGCAAGAAAAACAATAAAGAAGTGGCACGAAAAGTATAATCTTGCACATTGGGTTATAGAAGAAAACGGATTTCAAAGAGCAATACGACAAGATACAGAACTTAGAGAGTATTGTGCAAGAATGGGCATATATTTAGAAGGACATCAGACACAAAAAAACAAATTTGATCCTATCTTTGGTGTCGGAAGTATGAGAGAATTGTTTAAGCAACAACTAATAAGTTTGCCCTATGGTAGTGCAGAAAGCGAAACAAAGAGTAATATATATCGTAGGCAACTAATTTATTTTTCAACAGGTGCTAGTAAGCAATCTGGTAGAAATAATAAGAGTGATGTTGTTATGGCTAGTTGGTTTCCAATGCGTGTCGTAAGGCGATTGCAGAAAGAAAGACTAGCCGAAGTTGGTTTGGACTACAAACCTAGTTTTGGAGAATGGGATTTAAGCAATATGAACGAAGCACCTTGGGGTTAAGATGACACCTGAAGAAATACAATATCAGATTACAAATTTACATTATGATAACCAAAGTGCGTATTCTACTAGAGGTCGTATTCGTGCAATTATGAATGGTGGACCTGATGGTTTACTTGCATTACTAGGTGATCAGATAAAGGGTTTTGAAGATTATCAAATACCTGTACCTAACCTTATGATGTCAGGTTTAGAACATCTATCACAAAAAATAGGTCGTATTCCAAATCTTAAAGTAGATACACCTAATGGTAAAGACAGCGAGAGATCAAAACAAAAAGCAGAAAAGATTGCAAGAATAGTTACATCTTATGATGAAACACAAAAATTAGAATTACAAATGCCACAAGTAGGTAGATGGCTACCTGGTTATGGTTTTGCTGTATGGGTTATTAGAGAGAAAAAAGGTCCAGATGGTACACCTTATCCTTGTGCAGAACTGCGTGATCCTTATAATTGTTTTCCTGGTTACTTTGGTGCAGACCAACAACCAAAAGAAATGGCTATTGTTCGGAGAGTTCCAAAAGAAGCATTAGCTAAAACATATCCTAGATTTGCAGACAAAATAAATAGTAAAGATGGTTACCAAGTAAATACATTAGGTATTGGTAGTGCCTATGCTTCTGCATATACAGATAGTTACAATGGTTCTTGGGCTAATTCAAATGGTGAAGGTGATTTATTAGCAGAGTATTATAACGAAGATGGCACATACATTTTCCATATGACATCTGCAACAATACTAGATTTTATTCCTAACCCACTAGATAGTGGACCTGCATTTGTTATTGCAAAGAAATTTGCTTTTGACAAGTTACAAGGACAATATGACCAGATCATAGGACTAATGGCTTCTATGGCAAAGATAAATGTTATGTCAATAATAGCTATGGAAGATGCTGTATTTACAGAAACAAACATATCTGGTGAAATAGAATCAGGACAATATAGAAAAGGCAGATTTGCTGTAAACTATCTTGCACCTGGTACACAAGTATCTAAACCAGCATCAAATGTACCTTATCAAATCTTTCAACAAATAGACAGAATAGAACGACAACTACGAGTTGGTGGTTCTTATCCTGTATCTGATGATTCACAAAGTCCACTTAGCTTTGCAACAGGTAGAGGATTAGAAGAACTCGGTGCATCTATGTCATTAATGATTAGAGAATATCATACAGTAATGGCAGATGCTGCAGAAATGATTGACTACAAAAGATTAGAGTGGGATCAAAAAATGTATGGTGGTTCAACAAAATCATTCTCTGGATATTACAACAATACTTTCTTTTCAGAAACATACGATCCAGAAAAAGATATTGCTGGTGCATTTAAAACAAGGCGTGTTTATGGTGCTATGGCAGGATATGATGAACCACAAAAAATTGTTACAGGTTTACAGTTGTTACAAGCAGGTATTATTGATACACAGACATTACAAGAAAACCTTGATGGCTTAGATAATATTGTCAGAGTAAACGAAAGAATTACAAAAGAAAAAGCAGAGAAAGTTTTATTTGATTCTTTACTGGCACAAGCACAACAAGGTGATCCAAAAGCAACTATGGCTGTAATACAGATCAGGAAAAATCCTGATGATATGAGTACAATACTTGACAAGTTTTACACAGCAGAAGATCCAGAAATACCAGAACAAGAACAAGAATTGCTTGGAGGAGCTTCCCTACCACCACAGGGTGCTCCACCAGGCATAGCACAATTACTACAAGGTATGGGAGGATAATGT